TCGGAAACATCTTGACCAGTGTATGGGTCCGTTCCACTACTACTCCACCCCCATTCTTTAACATTCGGCACTAAAAAAGAAGCTCTTTTTACTTTACCTTGTAAAGTCTGTGGTTGTTCCCATTTAACTTTGAATCTATATTTGGCTTTAGTTGGTACTCCAACTTTTGGGTCACTTGAAAATGTTCTTTCCCCAAATTCGTTAGTGTACACAAAATCCATATTCATGGGCAAATCAACGAGCCAAGCACCATTATCATCAATTACTTTTCCTCCTTCACCTATCGTATATTCTTCAAGGACAGGTAAACCTGATGAATCTAATCCTATTGTTTGTCTAATCGCCAATATTTCTCCCGGACCTGCAATCAATTGACATAGGTTACCTAACTTTCTATTAACCCTACATCTTCTTTTTACCGCCCTTTTGTCTTGATTAGAAAATATTGAACCCATGAAAACCGCTGCCGGTTCTAAAGTAATTCCCGCCTCTTCGGTTAAGTCAAAGTCGGAACGTGTTATCCCCAAAGTACAAACCTCGGGCTGACCCCAAAGTGGAAATACCTCAATAATTCTATTAAATTGTAATATTTGTGGTAATTCTCCTAAATTAGATGATGTTTTGAATTCGGTACCAGAAACTTGACTTTCGGTTGCAAGTCCAATTCTAACTAAATCTTGGGGGGTCATTGAGAACTCCCCGATATCTGATAAGTCAACGTCAATGTGAATTGTTTGTGTCCCAAGTGGTACTCCAAAAATCATAAAGTCACCACTATCATTTGTCTTAGCGGTGAATTTATAGTACTTATCATAAACCTCAATTAAGGTTTGGTTTGTCAATACATCATTTCTTGTTGGGAAGGTTCCCGTTGGTCTATGTCCTCCGTGTGACTTGGTATACGGTAATAAATTATATCTATAGCCCTCGTCGTTGACATCATTTAGAGTTTTATATGGGTATAATTCTGAAATTATTGCATTGTTTTCATCTTCATCTGATAATGGAATAAAGATTGATACTTTACAGTTAGGTAACCCTGTACCGTTGTTAACAGAAATTCTTCCAACTACAACTCCATAATCTGAACACACTCTTGTGTAAATGTCGTTTTGTAGTATTTTTAGTGATAAAATTTCAAGATATTCAAAATCTTGTTCCAAACTGACTTGGATTGCCTTATCTTTTCCTACCTCTGTTCTTATCCTATATGATTTGGGCATTACAACTTATTTTTTGATAAATAGTTTATTGTCTATTTTCAAAAAATAGTATATTAACTAATAAAATAAATTATCAAGAAAAGTTAACCGCTTTAAAGTTCTTAACCCTTACGGTAATGTCTTTACCAGGGAATCTAACTTGGTATGTTTGGTTAGGTTCGGCAAATAAAGTATCATCAATTAAAGCAATCTGTCTTGTTGCTGGGTCTTCATATCTTTGTGAAGTTTGTGATGATGAGTATTGTCCACCGACTTGGTTGTAAATCAAAATATTCGCCAAAGTAATTACTCCGTTTTCATTTTGGATTAACCTTCTTAATTCAGATATATAAACATTTTCACCCATTTGTCTCGTTGATGGACTAAAGAACTCAGTTACTATATTAATTACTTGACTAATTAGAGCTCCTTGGTTCTGACTACTATCTAATACTACTTCAACATCTACTTTCAAATCAATTACATTTGCCGACATTACGGAGATATAATCATTCATCATTCTAAAGTTTGACAAATAATTTGCAACATTATTCTTTAACGTGTTTGATAAAACTTCTGTAAGATTTCCTGTTTCATCGTAAGCTAACATTTGAATTTTAATCTTATTGTTTTCTTCGGTGATTGCGACTTTAGCCGGCGCTCCGAATTGAGATGGCATTGTTCTTATTAATGAGTCGTAGTCATTTACAGTTACCGCTCTGTTCTGAGCTGCGAAGTTAAACGCAACTAAGTTTCTTACTTCTTCTGTGGTTGGAATGTTTGAGCCTCCAATTGCCGCGGTTACGTTATTACATCTGAGTGAATTAATAACACTTGTGTTTGTTGTTTGGGATGGACCATTAACATAAAAAGATATGGTACCAATTTGTGTTATAACATTAACACCTACGTTACTACTTAAACCACCACCTATTCTATATTGAACAAATAAAGTTGAGTTGGATTTTAAAGTTGAACCTAACGCAAAGTTATTTGAATACTTATAAAGGTCTAACTTATATCCGTTTCTAGCAAATTCTCTAAGTTGTTCATCTGCCGATTGATTACCTCCACCAAAAGTCATTTTCATATAACCTTCAGGGGTAAATTCTGTTATAAATTTATTACTTGTTGAAATGTATCTACCGACCTTAATACCTGGTGAGTCTGAAGTTTTGGTAGGGTCTTCCGCAAATACTCTATCTTGAGCAAGAGCTTGTACCTCATACCATCTATTATCCAATCCTATAAATTCCTGAGTTGATGGTACATTTGCATATTCAGTTCCATCTTTTAATAAAACACTGGTCACCCCAAGTACATTTTTTTCAGGTAAGAAAAGTTCAAAAAATGGTTTTACATCATTAGGGGTGATTGACTTTTTGTATACTTTAGTAATCCCATTAACTACCGTTTCTCTTTTTACAATGGTATAATTTATAAGAATGTTACTTGAATCAAAATTAGGTATTACTAATCTATTAGGATATCCATCCCCGTTTACTGCGGATGAAAAATCAATATCATATACAGTTTCAAATACTTGGCCGGCACCATTTACCTGAGACCCTCTTCTAAGAATACCACAATATCTTAAATCTTCCTTATCACCAAAAGCAGGTACTGTTATTGAAAAATCAACTAAAGCAACCGATGGTCTTTGACCTGGCACTTTAAGTCCATAAGTTCTCGCTATATTATAGATTGAAGACCTTTGTTGAGCATACTGTAATACGGTTTCTTGGATACTTCTATCAATGTTAAAATGAAGGTTGTCGGTTACCGCAGCATTCAAGTCAAGTAAAACTGAAAATACCGCAGCATCATTAACATTATCAATTAAATCAGGATAATAAGTTCTTGTAAAATTGATAAGTTCGGTTCTTAAACCTTCAAAATCACGGGTGGTATACGATATCTTTTTGTTCGCCATATATTATTAAATATTAATGATAACAAAATCACTTGAGTTAAAAACACTTTCAGTAATAGTATAATCAATTCTTACTGTCGCTGTATGTTCTTTTGTTCCTATACCAGGTACTCTATAAACTCTCTCATCATTATCATTCACGTAAGTTCCTTTATCTTCTTCCCCATCTGAAGCCGCTTTAACAGTAATTTTCGTTATTGTTAAGTTAGGTAAATATTCTTGTACAGACTCTCTTATTTCCGCTTCTATTTCAGAAAAGGTAGGACCGTCAAGAGGTTCAAAAATGAATTCATAAAGTCTAGTACCAAAATCAGGTAGGAAATATCTTGTACCTTTTCTTGTGAGTAAAAGATGTACTAAATCTGTTCTAATTTCCTCATCCGCAGTTTCAGAAAGGGAAAGATATTTTCCCATTCTAGAATCCTGAAAAGGAAAATTAATACCGTATGTTTTTCCTTGAGCCATTTAATTATAAATACTACTTAAGCTCATTTATGTTATAGTAATAACAATCCCCATCTTCAGCAACCCATCTATCTGATAATGTTTCAACTGAAGGTAGTTCAGTATCTACTTTTATTTCCTTTGGTTCTATCGGAAACTTATTTGTAATCCAGTTTGAATCTTTCCAATAAATTCTATTATTTGGTTGACACAATAAGTAACCGTCATCGGCTATAAGTATATGACCGCACTTATAATCCGAAGGTTCGTCTGAATATGGATTTCTATACCAATCAACTGTCATTAAGTAAGTTGCCCAAACTTTTGACCCATCCCTTAAAACAACCTCACAACGTTTTTCATATAAATATTCATAGGTAGTTACCGTTACATTTTCTGAAAAACAATCCCATAATTGTTTAAAGTGAAACGGAATATCGTTAGTTGGTTCTTTTAAAAAAATTTCAGAGATTGGTACTCTTGACCTCATCATACCATAATCGGTCATTACGTGAAATGTTAAAATTTTACCTGTAATTGATTGTATCGCGAAAGCATAAGCTTTATGAAACTTGTTATCATCTTCAGGGTTTTTAGTAAAATGAGAAACTCTTACTAAACATTTAAACAACTCTATGTTCTCATTATAAACTGCCATAACTATAAATATCTAAAATAAAAAAATCCCGATTTCTCGGGATTTGTATTATGACGAACATCCAAAACAATCAAATTCACTATTTGCCGGTTTTGGTGGTAAATTCAAATATGAATAATCAACTTTTGGTGGTTCAGGGGTAGATTTTGGTTTATCAACTTTTGAAATATCAACCGCTAAGTGTTTTGCCCCTGTTGATATCGCCTTCGTTCTAACATAGTAACAAAGTGTTTTCAAACCTTTTTCCCACCCATAAAAATGAGATGATGAAATCTTTGATAGAGTTGGATTACTCATGTAAATGTTCATTGATTGTGATTGGTCAATGAATGGTGCTCTATCTGATGCCATCTCAATAAGTGACTTTTGAGATATTTCCCAAATGGTTTTATACTTTTGAATCAAGTGTTCAATTCTTTTAACCTTTGAGTTATATCTTTTGTCTTCTTGGTCTAAGTGATTATTAAAGTTAATATTTTGGATTGAGCCTTCGTTGAAGATGATTTCATTCTTTAGGTCTTCTGACCAAATTCCAATCTTTTCAAAGTCATTAATCAAATATTTGTTAACAATCATAATCTCCCCACCGACAACTCGTCTGTTAAAGATGGCTGAGTGAGCGGGTTCTGTCATTTCATATGAACCTGTAATCTTAGCTGATGATGCAACAGGCATTTGAGCCGTGAACAATGAATTACAAACTCCAAACTTTTTAACGTTTTGTTTTAAAATTCCCCAAGGCCATCTACCCGACAATTCTTCTTCTTTTAGTCCCCACATATCAAACTGAAATATTCCATTTGACATTGGTGAACCTTCAAAAAAGTCATACGGTTTATATTCACCATCAATACATAGTCTGTTACTTTCAGTAATGGCCGCAAAATAAATTGTTTCAAATATTTCTTTATTTAAATTACGTGCCTCATCAGATGTAAAGATATAATCCATTAGATAGAACACATCGGCAAGTCCTTGAGTTCCAATAGCGATTGCTCTTTGTTCAAGTCCTCCTTTATGACCTTTCTCAGTTGAATAACTATTAATATCAACAACCTTGTTAAGTGCTCTTACTACTTTACGAGTTTCTTCATATAATAGTTGGTGGTTAAATTCTCCTTCTTTTACAAAGTTTTTTAATACCATAGAAGATAGAGTACAAATTGCTGTAGTCTTTTCATCTGTATATTGATAAATCTCATTACAAAGATTTGATTGTTTAATCACCCCAATGTTTTGGTGGTTTGTTTTCTTGTTTGCGTTGTCTTTAGAACATAAGTATGGAACACCAGTTTCAATTTGTGATTCAATAACTTTTGACCAAACATCTTGAGCTTTAACTTTCTTACCTAACCCCAATGATACGGCTTTGTTGTAATTTTCTTCATATTCGTCCCCGTAACTTTCTTGAAGTGGGTTGAGTCCCGCCTTCTTAATATCATTAGGACAGAACAAATACCAATCATCGTTATTCTTTACCGCTCTCATAAAATTATCAGGAATCCAAAGAGCCGTAAACAAATCTCTCGCTCTCAATTCTTCAGCCCCTGTGTTCTTTTTAATTTCAAGTAGGTCAAAGATATCTTTGTGCCATGGTTCCAAATAAATTGCCGCAGAGCCAGGACGACGACCTTGTTGATTGAAGAATCTAAGTGATTCATTAACAATCTTTAGATACTTTAATAAACCACCAGCGTATCCACCTGAAGATGAAATACGACTTTCTCTACTACGAATGTTTGACATTGAGAGTCCGATACCCGCAGCATCTGATGAATACGTTGAAATGTCTCTCATTGTATTCAAAAGACCCTCTCTTGAGTCAGCATCATTGTAGTGAAGAACACAAGACGCTAGTTGTGGTGTCTTTGTTCCGGCATTAATCATAATTGGTGTTGCCGGTGAAATAAGTTGACTTGACAGTGATTTATAATATTCAACCGCCTGTTCAAAAGATTTAGTAACCCATAGAGCAACTCGCATATACATATGTTGCGGTCGTTCAACAACTTGACCGTTTGATAACTTCAAAAGGTACATTTCAGATAATGAACGCCAAGCAAAATAGTCAAAATTATAGTCATTGTCATGATTTATAACTTCATCAATATTACTTGGTCCATAGGACTCAACAATTTCCATTAATTTATCATTTACAACACCTTCAACATGTAACATGTGCATTGTATCTGAAAAACTTGGGCTTGTCTCTTTATGGTATGAAGAGATTGCAACTGAAGAAGCAAGACGAGAATAGTCGTGATGACTACCTGTGTAAGCCGCGGCAATTTCATAGACAAGTTTGTCCAATTCTTTTGTGGTAATTTCACCCTCAGTTGGGACTGAGGTGATTACCTTAATGAATATTTCATCAGAATTAACATTAAGTCCTTTAGCAGACCTCTTAATTCTATTATAAATTTTTTGTGGATTAAACGCGACATTATCTCCACCTCGTTTTTTTATAGTTAGTGACATCATAGTTTAAAAAGATAATCAATTAAAAGTCGTCCGTAAAGGAGAGGGTTTCATTAAGTTTTGCTTTCTGGTATTCTACAGTTCTTGATTCAAAGAAGTTACCTTTCGTCTCAACCGCGATTTGTTCCATAAATTTAAATGGTTGTTCAACATTAAAGTGTTTCTTACAACCAAACTTAACAAGTAGTCCATCTACCACAAACTCAAGATATTGTTTCATGAGGTTTGAGTTCATACCAATAAGTGAAACCGGTAATGATTCTGTGATAAATTCTTTTTCAATTTCAAGTGCCGACAACAAAATTTCTTTGATTCTCTTCTCACTCGGTTTGTTTTCAATGTGATTGTTCAACAAGTGAATTGCGAAATCACAATGTAGATTTTCATCCTTAAAAATCAAAGCATTTGCATTACACAAACCTTGCATGATTCCTCTTGACTTCAACCAAAAGATTGAACAGAACGAACCTGAAAAGAAGATACCTTCAACTGCGGCAAATGCCACAAGTCTTTCTTGGAAAGATGCGTTTGTAATCCAATCCAAAGCCCATTTTGCTTTCTTCTGTACGGCCGGTAGTCTATCAATAGCATGGAAACATTCATCCTTTTCATTTGGGTTTGAGACATAAGTGTCAATCAAAAGTGAGTACATAAGACTATGAATGTTTTCCATCATAAGTTGGAACCCGTAAAAGAATTTAGCCTCGGGATACTGAACTTCTCTGTAAAAGTTCTCAGCCAAGTTTTCATTAACAATACCATCTGATGCCGCGAAAAACGACAAAATGTTTTTTATAAAGTATTGTTCATTTTCTGATAGATTATCCCAGTCACGAATGTCACCAGACAAGTCTACTTCTTCAGCCGTCCAAAGGGCCGCTTGATGCATTTTATAATATTCCCATATATCGTTATGTTCTATTGGGAAAATCACAAAACGATTTGGATTTTCTACTAAAATCTTTTCCATATTAATTAATTATTTTGTTGTTCTCTTTGTTTTCTTTTTTCAAGCAAATCTTTGATTCGCTGTCTGTTGTTTTCTTCTTTTTGTTCTTCAAGTCCTAAGAATGTTACAGAACTTTCAGTATCAATTTCCAACATTCCGTTGTCAAACTTACAATTTTCAAATACGATTCCATCATCTCCAATTCTTGACTTGGTAATGGCAATAGTTGCGAGTTTCATTTCCTTCTGTTGTAGGGTTTTTGCTACCGAAATAATAACGTGCCCTACTTGAGCTTTCTTAATTGAGCCTCCCATTTGGTCTGTGGTCACTACCTCAGAAGATATAGAACTTCTATTACCTTGAGTTGCGGTCCATCCAACCAAATTAAGTTCATGACACATAGCCTCAAATCCTCTCATAACAGAACCTTCACTCTTCCATTCATCACCTAAGTTCTTATCAGGAACTATACAGTCAATATAATCTAACACAACCATATCCAACTTAATACCATCAGCAATCATCTTACGAAGTTGATTTTTGATTTGTAACATTGTCAAAGTATCTGAAGGTAATTTCTTTAAAATCAATCTGTTTTCCATTTTACCTTGAATGTCCCTTACCTTATCCATAACTTCATCTTTCTTATCGGATAATTCATCGGGGTGGATTTTAGTCCAAAGTGTAATATGTTTTCTCTGAATGATTTTTGGATTGTCTTCAAAAAATATCTGAAGAACATTGTATCCAAGGTTAAAGGAATGGTTCGCAATTTTAGTTAAGAATGTTGACTTACCTACACCTGTTGGAGCTAAGATAACTCCTAACTCTCCTGTTGCCAAACCACCTTTAAGAAACCTATCAATACCTGGTATACCCATTGGGATTGGATGTCTATAATCTTCATTTAAAACATCATCTAAGTTAGAAAACACGTCCGCCATTCCATCTTCTCTCTCTCCAACTTGTAGAGCCTCTCTTACCA